CAAACGTCTTATGTCCTATGTTGTGGCACTCATTGTGGTGCACTCGACATAACGCAATAAACCTCGAATCAATGTGATTATGTTTTGCTCTATCCATTCCCATACCAACTAAATTTTCATGATGGTGTATGTCTGCATGACATCCACACACTGCACATTTACGATATTTAAGACACAAATAGAGGTAGTTATTTACATCTCTCGTCAAATCGACCGTATTTAGTTTTAAAGGAACTTCCCACTCAAAACATATATGCAATATGAACTCAATAAATTTTCTAGCGGTTGTCATATCGACATATCCAAGACTGAACCATTCGCCACCATACATTTTGATATATTCACATTTAAGGTAACTTTTTAAAAACTCAACCTGGTGTCCTGTGTAATCTGATATGTCACCGATCATGGCATAAATCTTTTTTTGTTGTTGTCTACTAATCATCCGACAATCATTTAACAATAAATCACCTGTTGTTAAATTTCCTAATCCTCGTAAATCGAGCTTGGCAGGGATGTACCCTGAAAAGTACGTCCCATCACCCCTATGCTCAAATTCAAACAACGTCACTTTCATTGTTGTGGATCAGGCGTATTTTTAAGCATTTCTATGATACCAACGCCTTGTACTCTTGTGATTTTATCTAATGGAGCTTTGAAGTTTGCCTTACAGTATTCGTTAATTTGAATAAACTCGACTTTCTTCTCTTTACTTAACTCATTAATTTGATCTAGCTGAGTTTTTGTAATTGATTCCTCTTGCACACTCTCAACTTCCTTGTACTGTCTTAAATCTTCACCGGTATACAACTTAAGCCCGATACCAAATAGTGCTATATTCTTTACTAAACATCTCATAATCGAATCATTAATATGTCTAGCTGTCATCGCTGGAACAGTAATACTAGATTTCGAATAGTTAATTTGATAAGGAGCATCTTGTACTGCATTATGTTTACTGTCCATAACTGGCAACCAACAAACTTTTGTCTCACCAAAGGCTGTAATTTGTGTCTTAACCATGTGATGTTTACCTTGACTAAACAAAGGAAATCCATTAGAGTTTTCACAAACAACAATTTTAGCTTTAGGATCTTGATGAATTAAAAGTTGATAGGCTTGGGCCCACGATAAATAATCTAACGTTGCTCTTTCTGTCTTTAATTGCTCTTTGTAAACTGAAACATCTAAATTGTATAGCTTACTAAATAAATTCACATCTAACTCTAACTCGTCTGTTACTACTTTAACTTCCTCCATACTTAAACCTCCTTGATTGTGATTCTGTCCCCTGGGGATTCATATGTATACTTGTTATACAGCTCTTCATGTTCTTCTTTAAATTTTTTGTTATCAAAACGCTTAGTGACATAACTTGAATACTTGACTTGATATTTCTTCCCAATTCCGATTGGTGCACCCTCTAATCCAATACGAATATCTAAATCAAGCTTTTTCTTCTCAGCCTCTAGTTTTGCTATTTCAGCTTTAATCTCATTAACCCTATCAATCTTTTCTTCAATTTCAGAAGCGAGATCGTTAATCACTAACGATCCACACGCTTCACAGAATAAAATTTCATCTTCTTTATTAAAATCCATTTTGAAACCATGTCCACATCCGCATTTAATGTCGATGACAGCCATTTAATTACTCTACCTCCATACTTAACATGACCTTTTGCCCTGCCCCATCAAAATTCTTCATTAATGAAACATCCAAGTGTGTGACCTGTCTTTCCCCATATAGTTCAACAGCCTTGTCATTAGATGTACAAATTAATTTCTTATCAACGATTAACAAAATCTTTTCATCAAACTGTTTATTTAGCTCAATCATTTGAGCTACACTCGGATATTTACTCATTCCTCTTCCTCCATGCCTAAAAATTCGTACCAATCAAAGTATTCATACTTCTCACACTTCACAACAAACTTCCTACCACACTCACACTTAATAACTTCCTGTTGCCCTAAATGGCATTTGTCATAGTTATAATCGTAAAACTTGGTGCAGTGAGGACATTCAACAATCTTGCTATAATCAAAATGCTTCCCCATTTCTAACCACCTAATTTCTAATAATTGAAACTTCTAATTGATTCACCCCAGTAACCTTGAACATAGTTAAAGCATTAATCTCCCTAGATACCATTTGTGCTAATTCGATATGATCCTTCCGCTTACTAACATGAGTTTTTTCAAAAGTGAAACTTACAATTGTTAGATTTTCATTTCCTTTTAACATCTCTATTGCATCCATCGCTGTTTTTCTTAGTTCTCTCGGCATTACTCTACACCTCGAAATGTTCCAACTTTAATTTCATCAATACATGGCTGACACATTTTTACACCTTTAACATCTTTAAGATTCATTCTTGCTCCACACAACGAGCAACAAGTTGCACTCTTAGTAACAATTACTCGCTCACCCTCGATGTTCATATTTAGACGCGCACCTTTACCCCATCCTAGTGTTTTTCTGAACTCCATTGGAATTACTAATCTCCCTAATTCATCTAATTTACGTTCCATAATCCGTATCCTCCTAAAATATCTATTTTTTATCATTGAATTGAATAAACTGACCTCATTGTGCCATACTACAACTACGAGGTTTCACCTCATCCATCGAGCGTAGCAATTTACCATAGGTAAAGAGTTGTGGTGTGACACCTACTTCACCACAACTTTTTCTATATTTCATAAATAAATTGATTATTTTTTGTCTATACTGTATAATGGCTTCGAGATTCTATCGAATACCTAATTTCTCATTGAGCATGAGTGTTGCCGCACTTGTGCTCTTTTTTACGTTATACAGCATTCTTATCGCCACCTTTCAATCAAATTAATTCCTCTTTCCTAAAGCGATAGTTGCGATTGATGTCTTTCTTAATCTGCACACAGTAGTTTGTGCTGCGTTCTTTAATGCGACCTGCTATTGCCTCATCGACATTAAGTTTAATATCATCAATCAAAAACTCTGATGAAATAATTGTGACTAATCGCTTGTTATAACGCTCATTCAACAACTGGAAAGCATACTTAACATCTGTTTGATTTACTTTCAATCTACCTAAATCATCGTAATTAAGACTTCCTTTGAACAAATCATCAATATACAAGACTTCTGCCCTGCTATATTCAGTAAAGTAATCCTCACGATCCGCATCAAACTTCATGCGTTTTAGTTTCTCAACAAATTCTGTCCATGCGATGAATTTGACTTGTCTGTAACGCTGCAATAACTCGTATGCAATAGCTGAACATATCATGGTTTTACCAGCCCCACTTTGACCAATAATCGTAAACCATGAATCACTATTTGCTTTTAAATAAGATGTTGCTTTGTCTAAAATTCTTTTTTGCCATTCCTCTGTTGTTTGATAATGTTCTAATCGATGTTTCAGTAAGTCACCCAT